CCCCACTACGCAAATTTACGGGGCTCCCTACGGACAGTCGTGTGACGAGATGCAGTCTGCAATTACGAGCCAGAGGCGCATTCATAAACGGCAAGAGGAATTCACAAAGCAAGTTCTATCAGCCGTCAAACTTCCATTCAAAGATGGCGGTTGGTATCTAGGCCGTAAAGTTTCCAACTCCACAATTTGCGCGGCAGTGGCAATGGCAATGGTTTCGCACTTCGCAACACGACCAGAAACGGAAGTTGATATCTTCGTAGGTTAATCTCATATAGTGATATACTTATCCACTATATGGGAATCAAAGACTTCTTTCTTCCAACCACTGCGCCAGTCGAAATGACTATTGACGCGGCTGCATATCCTGCGCCTAATAACGGCACAATAAATAACTGGCTCTATCCAGTATCAAATGCTTCAAGAGCTTCTGCGATGGCAGTTCCAACAATTGCTCGCGGTAGAAACATTTTGTGTTCTCTTGCAACACTTCCACTAGAGCAATATCTAAAATCAGATGGTTCACACGTTGAACCTAATCGCGTAATCAATCAACCAGATCCACGCGTTCCTGGTTCTGCAATTTATTCATACGTTGCGGAAGATTTGCTATTCCTTGGTGTTGCTTATGGCCAAGTTCTTTCAATGTATGCAGATGGTCGCATTCAAGAGTGGACACGTATCTCACCTGATCGCGTTCTTCCAGAATTAAACGCACTAGGAACTGAAATTGTTGGATACCAAGTTGATAACAAAAAAGTTCCACCATTCGGCGTTGGTTCTCTAGTTGTATTTAACGGACTAGATGAAGGTTTCCTAAATCGCGCTGGCCGCACTATCCGGGCGGCTATCGCACTTGAAAATGCAGCAGAACAATTTGCCAAGGAACCAGTTCCAATGATGGTTCTAAAATCTAATGGCACAAACTTAACTTCTGAAAGAATTTCAAAGCTTCTTGAATCATGGCGCGTTGCTAGAACTAACCGCAGCACTGCATTCTTAAATGCTGACGTTGAATTACAAGCAATGGGTATTGATCCAAACAAACTTCAACTAAATGAAGCCCGCCAATATGTCGCGCTTGAATTATGCCGCGCATTAAATATCCCAGCCTTCTTTGCTTCCGCCGAATCAACATCAATGACCTATTCAAACGCAATCAATGAGCGCCGTTCATTAATTGACTTCGGCGGTCGCAACATTCTTCTAGCAATTGAACAACGTTTAAGCCAACCGGACTTTGTGCCCGCTGGCAATTATGTCCGCTTCTCACTTGATGAGTTCCTACGTGGAAATCCATTAGAGCGTGCGCAAGTTTACGAAATCCTAAACAGAATCGGCGCAATGAGCGTTGAAGAAATCCGAGAGGAAGAGGATCTACTTAAATGAAAGTAAATCTACCAATTACGCTAACCGCAGCGGATACAAAAACCAGAACCCTTACAGGTCGCATCGTAACCTGGGGCGAAGAGGGTTTTACTTCTGCTGGTAAAACAGTTTTTGCAAAAGATTCAATAACAATTCCTAAGAACGTGAAGCTTTTGCTTGAGCATGACAGAACAAGACCGATAGGCAAGCTCACAAGCTACGAAGTTACAGACCTTGGCATCGAAGCTTCATTTCGTATCGCTGGAACAATTGCGGGCGACGATAGTTTATTAGAGGCCGCTGAAGGTTTGCGCGATGGTTTCTCAGTCGGTATTAAGTTGAACGAATGGGAAAATGTAGATGGAGCAATGGTTATCTCTTCATCTCAAATGATAGAAACAAGTTTAGTTACAGATCCAGCAATTGATTCTGCGCGTGTTACAGAAGTAGCAGCGACAGAAACAGAAGTTTCTGAATCAAATGATTCAGATATTAAACCAGAAGGAGAAGACCTAGTGTCCGAAACCGTTTCAGAGTCAGTAACTACCGAAGCGGTAGAAGCTGCAAAGTCAGAAGTAACTGTCAGCGCATCAGCGCCAGTTATGTATTCATCTCCACGCGTTAACCTAAACGTTACCGCTGGTCAAGTTGCTAAGGCTCAATTAGCAGCATCACGCGGCGATGCAGATGCTCGCGATCTAATCGCAGCACTACAAGTTGCAACAGTTGCAGAAAACACAGGTATGGTTCCACCTAACTACCTACGCGACGTTATCGGTATCATTGATTCATCACGTCCATTCATCGATTCAATCGAGCGTGCTGCACTTCCTGCATCAGGAATGAAAATCTTTACACCTAAGCTTGGCGCACAAGCAACAGTTGCGCTAACAGCAGAAGGTGCTGAATTCTCTTCAACAGACACAGCTGTAACTTTCCAAGAAGATACAGTTGTCAAGTTCGCAGGTGCTGGTCGCCTAGATGTAGAACTCGTAGACCGTTCAGATCCAAGTTTCCTGGACCTATATATTCGTGAACTTGCTGGGTCATACGCACAAAAGACAGATGCATACGCTGCACAAATTGCTGCACAAAATGCAACACAATCTTCATCATCAACAATTTACAAGGCAATTGCTCTTGGTATTGCTGATTCATTCGGCGTTGTTCGCTCAACACCAAACCGTTTGCTAGTTGCAAACACAGGTGGAGAAGACGGAATTGATTTCTCTGGCCTACTTGGCGCAGTAGATTCAAGCGGTCGCCCACTATTCGCGGCTGCAGTTCCTTCGAATGCAAACGGCTTGATCTCACAAGGTTCAACCGCTGGCACAGTTGCAGGACTTTCACTTGTTGTTGACGCTAACTACACAGGCGACGATGCAAATGCTAAGCACGCTCTTGTTTACCCATCAAATGCAATGCGCTTCCATGAGAGCAGCCAAATTCAACTTCGCACTGCGGTAGTTGCAAATGGTCAGCTTGATATTGGACTATATGGCTACGTTTGCGTAGTCAACCGTTACCCAGCAGCGTTCCGCAAGTTGAACGTAGCTTAATAACAAACTAATCATGGGGGAGTTGCTCCCGGCTCCCCCAGTCGTCTAGAGAGGTAGATATGGCATCGATCGTAACAGTTGCAGAACTGCGTTCTATTCTTGGCGTATCTACCGCTCTCTATTCTGACGCATATTTAACAGATATTATTGATACCGCTGAGCAAGTGATTCTTCCTATGCTCACAAAGTATGCCCAACCAATTGACGCAGTAGAACTAAACGATAATCTTGCTACTTATCACACTTTAGGCGCTCATGAATTTTCTTTAACCCAATCAGTAGTTATCACTGGCTGCGGATCTCCATTCAATGGCACTTTCACAATTACTGCCGTTCCTTCTGACTTTGAATTCTCAGTTGCATTAACTAACGCAGATATTCTTCCACGAAATGTAATTCCTTCTGGCTTAGCAACTCTTTCAGGAGCTTCAACTTATGTTGGAGTATCAGCCGTAGAGTCAGCCGTTCTAGTTGTTTCAGTTGAAGTCTTTCAGTCCAGAGTCGCTCCTGGCGGACAAATTGAAGGAGTGGATTTCACTCCTACTCCGTATCGGATGGGGCGCTCACTATTCAACCGCTGCGTCGGCTTACTTGGGGCTTATATCGATGTGGAGTCAATTGTTCAATGACCGCATCAACGATCCTTTCATCCGTTAGGCAACCGTTGGCAACTGCTCTTGCTGGCGTTGCTGGAAATGTCTATGCCTTCGTTCCAGAGACAGTTATACCACCTGCAATCGTGTGCGTTCCAGATTCACCATATATCGAATTTGACACAATTGGAAAATCAACTTTCCACTGCAAACTTAATTACACAATTACAGTCTGCGTTGCGTATAACAGTAACCCAGCATCTCTCGACAATATCGAGCAGCTCATCATAAGTGTTGTTTCTGCAATCCCAGCGGGGTATGAAGTAGGAGCAGTTCAACGACCAACCGTTACACAAGTAGGCGCTAGCAATTTGCTTGTCGCAGATATAAGCGTGGCAACCTACTACACGCAAACCAACTAAGGAGAAAACCCAATGGCAACAACCGTTATCACAGGGCGCGACATTACCTTCACCATCGCTTCATCAGCGTATGATGGACAAACAACTAGCGTTACTTTGACAAACTCACCAGTAATCGATACCTACCAAACACTAGATGGCAAGGCTTACAAGCACACTGATGATCAGTGGACTCTTGCAATTGAACTTCTAGCTGACTGGGGCGCAGCATCATCACTATTTGAAGCAATGTGGACTGCGGCTGAAACAGCACCAAACACTGCTCTTGCTTATTCAATTACTGCTACAACAGGCGCAGTATTCACAGGCACTGCATTCCCAGTATTTCCAGCAGTCGGCGGAGCTGCTCCAGGAGCGCAAACTGACTCATGGTCTATGCTTGTAGTTGGAACACCAACAGAGAACTTCGCTTAATAAACTAAACAGGGAGCAAAATGAAAAAGTCAATAACAGTCGAGTTCGTGTCTGGGGATAGTGCTACTTATGTGGCCTATCCACCGGACTTCGCAAAGTGGGAAATGGCAACAAAGAAATCTATCCAGGAGTTTTCTGGTATGTGGGATATCTTATTTGTAGCCCATTCAGCCTATAAGCGAGAAGCTGCCGGGAAACCAACTAAGGCATTAGATGTCTGGATGGAAGGCATTACGAATCTTGAAGTTGGCGATGATGACCCAAAAGCCATAAACGCGGAAGTATAAATAGACTTCTAGTCGAGTTAGCGATAGCGACTCATATCCCAATGCGGGAATGGGAAACTGCCGAGGACATTCTTACCGCGATAGAGATATTAAAGGAGCGCAATGAGCCAGTTCGCTGAAGAGCGCGTCTTTCAGTATGACAAGGGCGAGTTACGCAAAATTATATTTGCGATGAAGAACATGGATGAACAGTCAGTCTTAGAAGCTAAGGAAGCCACTGGCAAACTTGTTGAATATGCCGTTAACGAAATTAAACAAGCTGCAAGCGATCATCCTAGACCTAAGCAAGCCAGGCGAATAGCCGAGGGAGTTCGAATTTCAAAGAGTTCCCGAATTGGTGAATTTTCGCTGGGTTTTGCTGGCCAAAAGTTTTCCGGCGGTGCTACTACACAATTAAATGAACAACGTGGCAGCGGCAGAGGAATCCTTGCGGGTGTCGAATTTGGTTCTAATAACCTCAAACAATTTCAAGCAAGAACACCAACTTTTGGCCCTAGAGGTAATAAAGGTTATTTCATTTGGAATACCTTACGCAGAATTCAGCCAGAGATAATTAAGCAATGGGAAGAATCCTTTGCGAAGATTTATAAGAAATGGGATGACTAATGGCATCAGGTTCCAGAACCCTTAAACTTTCTATCCTTGGTGATATTGATAATCTTAAGAAAAACTTAACCGCTGGTTCAAACGACGTTCAAAGCTTCGGAGACAAGCTCACAAAGTTTGGCAAAATTGCTGGCGCTGCATTCCTAGCCGCTGGCGCTGCTGCCGTTGCCTATGCTGGCAAATTAGCCGTAGATGGCGTTAAAGCGGCCATAGAAGATGAGGCTGCACAGTTACGCTTAGCCGCATCGCTTAAGAACGTTACAGGGGCTACTGACGCCCAAATAGCGGCAACTGAAGAGTATATCCTTCAGACTGCCCTAGCCAATGGTGTTACAGATGATGAACTTAGACCTTCACTAGATCGTTTGGTTCGTTCAACCAAGGATGTCGCAGAAGCACAAAAGTTGCAAAGCCTTGCATTAGATATCGCAGCTGGAACCGGAAAGTCATTAACCCAAGTTTCTGAAAGTTTAGCAAAAGCTCATGATGGGAATTTTGGCGCACTAAAGCGCTTAGGCGTTAGCATCGATGAAAATATCATTAAGTCTAAGGACTTCGATGCCGCGACTGCGGTATTGGCTACAACGTTCAAAGATCAGGCTTCTATTCAGGCTGACACTTTCAATGGAAAGATGAACAGACTTAAAGTCGCATTTGACGAGGGCAAGGAAACAGTCGGCGGTTTTATCCTAGATGCCATTACTCCAATGGTTTCACTATTTGTTGATAAAGCCATTCCTGCGATTTCACAATTTGCTGGTAATCTTAAGGATAACGTTTTGCCAATTTTGACTTCAATTTATGATTTTGTTTTAGGTTTCTTTACTCCTATTGTGGAAGGCATTAAAGAAGCATTTGCTAATGTCTCAGAAGCGGTGGGTAACAACTCAGAAGAACTAAGTAAGTTTTCTAAATTTATCAAGGCAATTTATGAGTTTGGCAAAACCTACTTAGCACCATTTATTGGTGAAGTTCTAGGAGCTGCGTTTAAGGTTCTAGGCGTGGCTATCAGTGGAGTTATTGGGTTTTTCTCTAGTTTGGTAAACATAATAGATCGCGCTTATAGTGCCATAGTTTCATTCGTAAACTTTGTTCGTAATAACCCGGTTACTGCTGCCGTTGGTGGAGTATTTGGTGGGGGCCGCGCTGCGGGTGGGCCAGTATCGGCTGGAACGACTTATCTTGTTGGTGAAAAAGGGCCAGAATTATTTACCTCATCAACCAGCGGAAGAATCATTCCTAACAATGCTATGGGTGGCGGCAATACAATAAACATCACAGTAAACGGCGCTCTCGATACAGAAGGCACTGCTCGGACTATTGTGGACATTTTGAACCGTTCTCAAGCTCGTGGATCACTTGGCGCAGGAGCATTTGCTTAATGACTCAATGGAATCCAGTTTGGCGAGTTATTATTGATGGCACGACTTACACAAACTTAACTCTTGCCAATGTAACTATTACTTCTGGGCGAACCGATATTTATTCGCAACCAGTAGCCGGGTATTGCCAACTTGCAGTTCTGAATTTTGACCAGACTGCTATTCCAATGGAAATAAATGATTCAGTAACTATTGAAGTCAAAGATTCGACCAATACGTTTGTGCCTATATTTGGTGGCACTATTACAGACTTAGCCATAACTATTAATTCAATTGGATCAGAAGGTTACAACCAGCGCATTGAGATTACTGCTCTGGGCGCTCTTTCCAAATTGCCCAAAACCATTACAACTGGCGTATTAGCAAAAGACCAAGACGGCGACCAAATGTATGCGTTGCTTTCGACACTACTTTCAGGATCATGGAATCAATTACCGGCAGCCGAAACATGGGCAACATATAACCCAACTGAAATTTGGAGCAATGCGCTAAATATAGGTTTGGGCGAAATTGATAGACCAGGTGATTATGACCTAGATCAAAGATTCTCAAACTCATCAGATTATTATTCAATTGCTTCTCTTATTGCCAACTCTGGACTTGGGTATCTATATGAAGATCCACAAGGTCGAATCAGTTACGCAGATAGCACCCACAGAACCGAATACTTTGCAGATAATGGTTATGTAGATTTATCAGCCAATGATGCTTTAGGAGCAGGTTTCCGAACAGTTACTCGTTCTGGAGATATTCGCAACAAGGTTACTATTCAATACAAGCATAATCAGAGTTCTACCTATACAGACTCAGATACCGCTTCAATTGCGCTTTATGGAGAACTTGGCCAAGTAATTCCAACTACCTTAGAAAATGCCGCAGATGCAGAAGCGCAAGCAGAATTCTATCTCTCACTTCGAGCTTATCCTCAAGCAGTATTTGATTCAATAACTTACCAACTTGCTAGCCCAGAATTGTCAGACACAGATCGCGATGCTCTTATCAAGGTATTCATGGGCTTGCCATTAAACATTACCGATTTGCCTGCAAACGTAGCAGATGGAGAATTTCAGGGTTTTGTTGAAGGCTGGACATTCAGAGCCGGATACAACACTCTTGAAGTTACTTTAACTATCTCACCGCTGGCTTATAGCCTTCAAGCATTCCGATGGACTTCCGTTCCAGCGGTCGAAACATGGAACACAATTAACCCAACCCTAGACTGGCTAAATGCTACAATTGTGGCTTAAGGAGAACTAATGGCAACTACAACTAACTTCGGCTGGGAAACCCCAGATGATACCGACCTGGTCAAAGATGGCGCAGCGGCTATTCGCACTGCCCTAGGCGGGGTTGACACTTCTTTTGTTGATCTCAAAGGTGGAACTTCTGGCCAAATTTTAAGTAAGGCTAGCAACACTGATTTGGATTTTGCTTTTATTAACCCGCCAACAAACTCTTATAGTGGTGTGGTGGTTTTTGACACAGCAAATCAATCAATTGCCAATGGCACATTAACTGCTCTAACCTTTACAAGCGAAACCCTGGATACTGATGGGTATCACAGCGTAACCACAAACACATCTAGATTAACAATTCCAGCTGGTAAAGCTGGTAAATATTGCATCATGATGGATACAAGTTTTGCGCCAAATGCGACTGGTTTCCGCAACGGGGCAATCTTTAAGAACGGGAATGGTATTTATTACGGCGGTGAGTTCCTAGGCAATAACATAAATGCAGCAACTCAGGTTCTTGCTGTTGTAGATTTGGCAGTTAATGATTACATCGAATTTTATGTTTATCAAAATAGTGGTGGCAACCTAAATGTCAATAAAGCTAGTAATCAATACTTCGGCATGTTTTTGATAGGAGCCTAAAAATGGAAAAATATACAAAGCCAGAAAATCTAAATGGTTTAGAATTAAGAGCAGAACTTCAAGCTAGTGGTGTTTTAATTAGTAATGATTCTGATGCAGTCAGAGTTATTGGAGATTCTTTAATTTTGGACATAGCCAAAAAAGATCATGATAAGGCAGCTGCCGTAGTTGCAGCACATAACGGAACGATAACTTCACATGAGCCAACTATTGAAGAAAAACTGGCAAGCGTTGGGTTAAATGTTGCAGACCTTAAATCGGCTTTAGGCATTTGATACTTGTGCATCTGGTTCGCAATTAACGACATACATTCATGAAACCCTGGCTAAGTAAATCTGCCGAGACTCTGAGACGACAAATAAATTCTGCCTTCCCAGATAGAGATAAGCGTTCGGATGGATGGATCGGCGACGCTCGCCATTCAGCAACTAAGTCGGATCATAATCCTTCTTTACCATCGGGGGTTGTTCGTGCCATCGATGTTGATAGTGACCTGGGTGGGGCAGCCAATAACGCGCATTACCTGGCAAATCAACTTAGAGCGCTGGCAAAAACAGATAAGCGAATAGCTTATATAATCTTCAATAAGAAGATAGCAAGCCCTATTCTATTTTGGAAATGGCGACCTTACCGCGGTTATCCGCATGAAAGTCATATCCATATCAGCTTTACTGCATTGGGAGATCAAGACAAACGCAAGTTCAAACTACCAATACTAGGAGAGTAAATGAATATCAAGAACCCTATTTTCTTAACCGCTGGTGCGTTCCTTTCAGCTTGGGCGGCATCGAACTTTGATATTGATTATCGTGCCATTCTCTGGGCAGTTCTAGCGGGCGTGTTCGGATACGCAACCCCTAAGAAGTAATGAGCGGGCAAGACTTCGCAGCTATTCTGGTTGCGATAACCACCGTATTGGGCGGCATTACCGCCATGATTAACTTCTTAATCAAACACTACCTAAGTGAATTAAAACCAAATTCAGGTTCATCACTTAAAGACCAAATGACACGACTTGAAGAGCGTGTCGATGAACTCTTTATTGTCCTAAGCAGGAAGTAGAATTTTGTCATGGCTAGAAGAGCAAAAGTCAAAGAGGACTATTACACACCTCTGGAAAATTATTGTATTTCACTTAATGAATACTATAAGGCGCTGCGTAAAGCAGGTTTCAGCGTTGACATTTGCATGGCCATGATTATGGACAAAGCCAGTTACCCAGACTGGATATTACCTAAGCCTATTGACTTCGATCCCAATAACCCGGACTTCACACCTTATGAAGATGACGAGGACTAACCTTGAAAAAAATAGTCGTAATATCGGATCTACAAGTTCCCTATCATGACGAAAGAGCAGTTAGAAACGTTGCATCGTTTATTAAGCGATTCAAACCAGACCAAGTCATTACTATCGGCGATGAAATCGACCTACCCCAAATTAGCCGATGGACAGAAGGAACTCCAGGATGGTTCGAGCAGTCACTGGGAAGTGATCGCGATGCGACTGTCGAGATATTGTGGGATCTTCAGGTAACAGACATGATTCGGTCAAATCACACCGACCGCTTATACAACGTGATTATGAAGAAAATCCCAGCATTCCTAGCGTTGCCAGAATTAAAGTTTGAGAAGTTCATGAAGCTTGATGAATTAGGTATTAAGTTCCATCGTAAGCCATTAGAGTTTGCGCCTGACTGGATAGCCATCCACGGGGATGAAGGTAGCGTAAAGCCTACACCCGGTTTAACGGCCTTAGAAGCCGCTAGGAGACACGGAAAGAGCGTGGTGTGTGGTCACACCCACAGAGCAGGCCAATCGGCCTTTACAGAGGCCTCTGGGGGCGTTTTAGGGCGTGTTCTGCGTGGGGTCGAGGTAGGCAACCTTATGGACTTCAAGAAGGCTGGATATACCAAGGGCGTAGCCAATTGGCAGCAAGCATTTGCCGTGTTCTATGTCGATAAAAAAACCGTAACCAACACCATAGTTCACATCGAAAAGGATGGTTCCTTCGTGTTTGAAGGTAAGCGTTATGGATGAGCCAGCAACTGGCACTGCATGGATCGATTTTGAAGAAGATTTCGTTATCAAATCGTTATACAAATATGGGCAAATGAGGTTGATTTAGCCTGTTATAGGTGCCACCCTTATCTTATTCACAAACCGTTTGTGGATAGATTCGGGAGTATCTAATGAGCAAGATGAAAGAGCTACACTACGATTTGACCGTAGCAGCTGAAGAAAACACCAATCTTGGCCACGCTGCCAAGTATCTATTAAATGGCTGGTCAGTTATGCCATTAAAACGTAAGTCAAAAGAACCTCACTTTGACCTAATCAAGAGCGCGTATCTTGCGCCATTGATAGGTTGACCCATCCTTACGCAGTGCTGATTGTTTACCCATCAGTGCCAGTTGTTTTCTCGGTAATGCAAGTATGCCTTACATGAATTTCCATAACGAGCCTTATTGTATTTGATACCCCACTTAACCTGCTCTATTGGTGATGCAGTCTTAAGCCATAAGCTTCTGCCTTGAGGTATCCCATAATGAGATCCATTACGAGCTTTATGATTCCAACGACTCTCATAGTAATAGAGCTTATATATACATCTGTATTCTTCTAATGGTAATACGGCTTTTGCATAAGCCTTTGGTGTTTGTTGTATTTGAATACCATCGTGTATTGGCGCATAGGCGAAAGACGCAGTATTTAGCAATAGGGCGCCCGTAACACCTACCGCACAAGCTATCCGCGTTGCGGCTTGCGCTAAGCGCCTGAAGCGCTTTAGCAAGTTAAGTGTAATGGTCATGTCAAGTCCTTTCGGTAAAACCCCTGGTCAGACGGCGTGTCGCGGGGCTATCGATTGTCGGTTTTGTAGAAACCCTTTCCCTTGAAGTGAACGGCTGGTGGTGTAAAGAGCTTAATCATCTGCTCATTGCAGTGAATAGGATCAGCGGTTTCTAACCCAAACGGGATGAAATGCTCGTGGATAACCATGCAGGTTAGGCATTGGAATTCATAGACTGGCATTGTGGACACTCCTGATTCTTAATCTTCCAGTGGCCATATTGGTCGCACCGCTCCGGTTCTAGTGTCAGGTTCCTAGTATATCCACCTTGGATGAACAAACCCATTAAATCATCCATTCTTATGATGCAACAATAATCTTCTGGGTTTTCACCTTGGCCGTTCAGTCTAAGCACCGCGAAGCCCAATTTACCTGATTCACGGCTCTTTAGTTGATCCATAGCAGCTTTAGGGTTGAACCCGGCTCTGGCTTTTACTTCTACGTCGAATGGCACATTTAGCACATCCGAACCAGTGCGACCTGCACCAGCAGAGTCCGCGAACGGAAACCACTGGCGCATATAATCGCTCACGATTCGTTGAGTTCTATAACCCCTATGTTTCCTATGCTGGCTAGCCATTGACCGCATGACATTTCTCGCATTGCCATTGCAAAGGCGATATACTCTGAACCCGCACTGAATCATCAAAATGCGGCATTTCGTTACACATCTGACAGATCAGAACTGGCACTTCTCCAAGCAAGGTTTTAGTGCCATCTGGTCTTGTTATTTCAACATAACCCATCATTCAACTCCTTCCGGTAATCTCCATTGTCCACTTGTTTTGCTCATTACATACCAAATTGGTGGACATCTGTCTCCCTTTGATGCACCACGAACTTCACACATTGCACCTTGCCAAGCTTTACCAGCTGCGCTAACGCCAGACTTAATTGTTCGTTCTCCATGTGAACAAGTAGGAATTGGTTCAGCTTCTCCAAACACTTGTTGCACTAGCTGCGCAGCTTCTTCTAGTGATACCGGCTCTGGTGTTGGTTCTTTACCTACGAATTCATCCCAAGTGTTATTGATAGCCAGTGGCGCATTTGCAATTGCTTCACTTGCCAAATCATTCTTTACTCGTGCGACTTTTGCCATCTCTGACTGACTTGCTCTCTTGCCTTTTGCTGCATAACCTGCATTTGCAAGCGCCCGGCCAATAGCCGAAGTCTCGCAATTCTCCAGCGCAGAAGTTGAGTTAACGCCACGATCACTAATCTTCTCTTCAGCGTATCCCGTTGAGAATGGGACAGTGTCCGCGAAAGTCCGGTATATAGCCGCTCTAACGATGAATCTATCATTTGCAAAACTCTCCATAACTGTATCGATTCGGAAGTCTGGATAGTCTGCTATGAACTTCTCCAGTCTTGATTCAACTGTCTCGTATTGACTCAAATCAAATGCCATCTAATGCTCCTTGGGTTAGTCCATAACGCTCTTGTGCGAATTGGATTTGTTGTTTTAGGTCGAAATAGGTTCCATCTGCCCACTTACTTGAATCTACTGCGCATTCCTGACAGTAGTGGCGTGGAATTTTAGAAGAACGTGGAAGTTCTGAAATGATAGTCCAAGCAGCTTGCACCTGGCCTTTTGGGTTGGTGGCTCCATATTGGTATTTATGGTAATCGCACCAAACGCCTTTCTTGGCATTAACCAGCATCAAGATCATCCCAGTCCATTGTGGCAAGTTCTCCTGCGATAGTTGCGTAGTTGATAAGGTCGTAGTAACTATCTTTGTGTTCCGCTTGCTCCGAGATACGACTGACTTTGAGGAGAAGCATACATATTGCGACTTCGTGAGGGTCGATTGGATAACCGAGATATTCTGACCAGAGTTTCGCGATACGAAGCATAGAAACATTTGGTGATCCATATTCGATATCTCTAGCGTTTGCAACGGCTTGCGCGTTTCTAAGGAAATCATCGCGCTTCATCGACTCGTGTCCATAGGGATGCGCATTAACGAACGGCCGGCATGCCAGCCTTCTCGCTTGCCTCGATTGTAGCCTGACCAATAGGCGGTAAACCCAGCTAGTGGGGGCAGTGTGATTGCGCATAACAAACTTAATGCATTTAGTTCTACCATGATTCTCCCTGGATAAGTGTTAGTAGTTG